AAAATAGGTGGTTTATATATTAAAAGGAGGGCCCACCGTACAATTGCCCCTACGCAAATAAAAGGAAAATCCACCGTACAATTAGCTATAAAAAAAGAGCCCCATATTATAATAGAGCTCCTTTTTCTTTTTACCAACTAAAACCTGGAATTATCAAAACCAGATCAAAACTTTACAATATAACAACAAATTTTTCACATCACGCACAAATAAAAGACTTTTCTGCCGTACAATTAGAAAAAATGGGTTAATCTAGCAACTTGTCCACTCTCTTTATCATGTAAAAAGCCTTCTACTGCTCTAGGAACACCACAAAATCCTTTTCTATGATGCCAGGAGTCAGCAGAACTAGGAGAACGCATATATTCAACGGTAACTCCTATAAAATCCTTTGCATCAAGCCATTTATGTTTAATTTTATGATGTAAATGATGTAAATACCAATATCTATGTGTTGTGTTAGCCCAATCCTCTGGTTTTTCTTGTGCCATTAATAATGGTAGTTTATCCATTTTTGCACCATCTCCATGCTCCAAACCGATCAAATTAGAACCATATTTATAGTATTTTCTATGTGAAACACCACAATCAATAGAAACATCATCACAATTCCTAAACCAACTCTTTAAAGCGTGTGCCAGGTGAAATCCACTTTGATAATCGTGGTTAGACATTGAGTGTATGCAATCAACAGGGGCAATTTCTCTTAACATTTCAACACAAGCAACATAAACTTGCAAAGCAACTTCATAATGTTCCCACCACTTACCATCACAATCCTGGCGGGTACCTTTCGTGGTCTGCTCATAAACATTATCAATATGTAAAACATCATTTCCTATACAAAAAAGCACTCTATCAACATCAAAACCCTTTGCCCTACTTATAAGCCCACTAACACCCAGCAAAACCCTTTCTAACGCAATATCTATGTTATATTGTTCTCCTGTTTCATCTGCATTAGCATATTTCCCTATATGAATATCTGCTGGATTTATTACTAGTAAATGATCGCCTTTTTTGTGTTTAATTTTAGGATATTTTGGAGCTCCATCCTCAATAAGTTTTAAAACATTATTAAAAACATTTTGCTCATCAACAGGATTTGTTTTAGTAACTACCGAAAACCTTAGATCGCCAGAGAAATTTTGCCAATGCTTAACGCTAACAACATCTTTCTTGTCAATACCCCTTTCTTGTAAATGATTATCTAAGGCAGAATTATGTGAAAGATTATAGTTGAGGTGTTTTAAATCACCTGCTCTATGTTGATATATTAAATCAACTTCATCTTCTGAAAGCCTAAGTCTTTTTCCCATGCGTGTAAATAAAAGGTTTTTCTACCGTACAATTAAAGCAAACATATTAAGATTTTTTCACTTTTTCCCAACTTCTTCCACCAAAGTATGCACCAATAACTGTTAATAAAGTTAATTGTAATAAATCTATCCAGGATGCCTCAACATTAAACTCTATAGCTCCCGCATCTATGAAAATCAAAAGCACCGTACTTACAACTAAGAATATCAAAGTCATTGGGCGAACATTTTTAGAGAGCCAAGAGTCAGAAACCATATCAGCCTTCCATCTTTCTGATACTTCCTCTTGCATTTTAGACTCATAAGAATGTATAATCTCTTGTACCTTTCTCTCAGCCTCTAACTTCTCTTCTTTAGATGTATGTAAATTATCTATAACACCACCAACACTTTTTACAAGTTCAGTAGCACCAGCTGAAAATATTTTCCCTAGTATATTCATAATTAAAGTGCGTTATTAATAACAGTCTGCACATCTTCTAGTTTCACTCCCATCTTAAACCTTAAACAAGCCTGGAATCGTTCAATTTCTTCCCCATTAAAAATGATTATTGTTGGCACATATTTTATATTATACTTATCTTTTACTTCTACCAACATTTTTGCATCTGTTATGAGTATTCTTGTTACCTCACAGTTTACTAAACTATCTAACCAAGCGACACTATTTGCTTTATTCCAATCAGCATTAAATTCCACCACACAAATTTCTTGTTTACAAAAACGATTTTGACTAAAAATATTATTATATGCTAATATAAATAATAATATTAATAAGTAAGTTCCGAATATTTTACAAGTTTCCTTCATAATTATTCATAAAGTTTCTGTTTAATCATCTTTATATCCTCTTTAATTTCCTTCACATCATCCTGTGTAGTCATTATAGTTTGGCGAATCAACTCATCCTTCATATCAAACTCTATTCTTGTTACATCTGGTTTTGGCAACACTTTCGCCTCAGCAATATCTGCCTTTAATGTAAACCACATTGTTGATAGAACCACAATCAGAGTGCCTATGGTTATCATAGATTCCAATGTTAGTTTAATCTTTGTTCCCTTCCCTATCTCAAGTGTCATAATTACATGTGTTTAACTTTTACAACAATCTCTGTTAAATATATTTATTAATAATACTACTACTATAAGTCCTACAGCCCCATTATTACCAAGATCACTCACAATATTTGTGATATTTGCAATAACATTCATCCCCATCATTGATTCTCCAAATAAAACTTCTGTTAATACGGCAAAACTTAACACAACCATGATTAAATTTGACATTCCTTTAAAAAAATCACTTACTAAATCAAAATACTTTTTCATTTTTATATATTTATTAATTATTAATTATTATTTTTATTCTTCTTGACCATCTAAGTCAATATACTCTATTGTTACTTCTTCCCCCTTATCCAACGCATTAGCGATATTTGGATAAACTCTTTTGTAAGCGTTAGATGACTTCCCAATGAAGCCATCTTTAATGATAACATTATTTTCTTGCGAATCACCCACAAGAAGGCACCCAGCAGTATGTTCATCAGTATTACCACAATGAATAAGAATATACTTAAAGTTAGGAACATCACAGACTTCCAGCATCCCTTTATGAATACCAGAGTATCTCTTAGAATATTTCTTATCCATACCACCAACTGTTCTTAGTTTTATGTTATAAATACCTTGAGGAATCCTTGTTTCCCCTCTAACTTTACATACTCTATGCTCATCTTCTAGTGTATATGCTAAAAAGATTAACCCTATATCAGAATCCTCAAAAAGCAATCCATTAGTAGAATCCTCTCGGCTACTAAACCTTAGAACTTTAAGTTTCATTATATCGTTGCTGCAAATACTTCTAAATCAACAGGAGCTACTGATGCCTCTGCCGAAATCACAAAAGCAGTGTTATATGCCTGAGCTCCTTGTGCTATATCCGCACTATCCGCATCAAAATATACCCCTCCTAAAATGAAAGATTTGCCCGCCTCTAATCTAATTACCATTGCATCTGTTCCAAATACCTTTAATTGAACTTGATTAGTGTCATCTAAATTCGTTATTCTAATGTATTTGACATTTGTAGCAGTTAATACTCCTTGTCCTGTAGCTGATCCTAATTCAAGTACAGGAGTATAAGCACTAATAGGCACTTCTACGACTCTACTATAAACCTCATCAATCTCTCCTATAGTCAGTGTATTTGTATTACCATAAGCCTGTCCATTAAGAGTAACAGAATCAGTTAATGTTACTGTTAGATTTGCGTTTGTTACTGTTGTTGCCATTTTTTGTTATTATTAATTGTTATTATTTATTTTTTATTTTTTAAAAAGTATCTTCAAATCTTAATGTTATTGTTCCCCTTGTATCATGGTCGCTATAAGTTTCAATATCTTCCATTAAAACTAGCACCCCATCTCCATCTGCAAGAGTGCAGTCCTCCAAACTTCCTAAACTTATATTGTCAAAATCAACATCTGTATTTGCACTTCCTGTAATCGTAAAAGTTCCTATTAATGTTGGTGCTAATCCTGTTGCTCCTGTTCCTCCATCTAAATCTGCTTTCCAAATTGTAACCTTATGTGGACTTGCTGATTCTCCACTACTTGCACAAGTGCCACCAACAAGTCTTGAAGTAACACCTGTTATTGGAATTTCAATACAAGTCCGTATTGCAGTTTGATAACTCATATCGGCAGTATCAACATGAAGATAAAATTTATTATGTGCATTGTTATTTGTTTCAGTAAATGCCCAAGCATCATTCGTTCCACTTACATCAGAAGTTCCAACTAAATTACTCGCTGAATATCTAAATGTTTTGTGATGAAAAGACTTTGATAATTTAACATCTCCATCTGTTACGGTAAAATCATCTTCATCAAATGAGGCATTTCCTTTTACTGAATCTGTTGCAACCAATTCTCCTTTTGTTTCTAAATCTTGTAAGGCAGTTTTAACATCCCTGCTATCTGGTATAGTTGAACCTGTAAAAGTTCCTAAATCCGTTCCTGTTACTCCTAACAAATCTTCAACATCTCCTTTGCTTTTCTTTTCTACTGTTTCTGATATTGTCATTGTAGTCCCAGATACAGAAGTGCTAATTCCAGTTCCCCCTGCAAAAGTAAAAATTACATTTCCAGTTGCAGATGAACCACTTAAACTTCCATCATTTAATTTTATTGCAGCAACCCCAACTGTATCTTCTGTATATGATGGAACTTGCCAAGAACAAGTACCATCTCCATCTGCTCTAAGGAATTTAGTTACTAATTCATCTGTTGAAACTATTGCAGTTCCTTCTGGGGTATGGTCTCCACCACCTCCTGCTGGAGTTTGCCAACTACAAGTTCCGTCTCCATCTTCTCTTAAAAATTTAGTTCCTCCTGTTTCATCTGATGATTTAACATCTACTCCTTCTGGAGTTTCAGCTGTTTCTTGCCAAGAGCAAGTACCATCCCCATCTTCTCTTAAAAATTTAGTTCCTCCTACTTCTCCAGTTGATTTAACTTCTGTTCCCTCAACATCCTCTATATCTGATGAAAAATCACTTTTTGCAACCCAAACCATATTACCACTAGTATCTGTGGTTAGAACCTCATTAGTTCTCTCAAACTCACCCGTACTTATAGCAAAATTTGTATTAAAATCAACAGATTTAGTTGAATTTACTAGTAAATCGGTGTCTAAAGTTATTGTAACCGTTCCAGCATCATCATCTGTTGCGTTGAAATCAGCGTGAGCATCAAGAGCAGTTTGTATAGCATCACCAACTTGAGCAGCTGTTGAGTTTAATCCACTAGATGTTACATCACAAGCTATAACTCCAGTATAACCAGACGGAGTAGCCATAACCGCACCTCCTTCAATATTCATATATACAGCATATTTAGAGGTATCTTCAGTGCTATAAAGACAAAAATAAGTGTGATGTAAACTTCCATTTGCATCAGCAGCAGCAATCACAGTATGAACACTTGTGTAGCCCGCCTTTACCCATTCAACTTCTCCTATGCTATTTTTTGTAGATACACTTCTACTTCTTGCTGGTTTAAAGCCCTTTGCATTGTGAATTTGATCGTCAGTTAAATTATTGTGATGTTTCATATTAATATGTTATTATTCCATGTCTTTTAGTAACACTACTTCCTCTTGAACAAGAACTACAACCCCCACAACCACCCCATTCAGGGTATAAAGTTGAGTTGTCATCTAAATATAAGTGCATTTTCTTTTTAAAAGTCTCTGCTTTTTTATAAGTTTCTTGCCTCAAGTAATTTAATTTCTTTTCATTTACAGGACTAGTGAAGTCAGCCATATTATCCACAACACCTTGTGATGTTGTATTATATGTTATATCTGGCAAGATCTCAAACTTAACACAAAATGCTAAGTAATCTTTTATATAAGGCTGTAAGGAAACATAACCACCCCCAACACAAGCATTATATAAATCCTTTCCTAAAAATGGTTTTAGGTGATTAAGTTCAGCAATCTCAATAAAAGTTGCCTTTATTAAATGCGTATCAAAATTAGCATTTGTCATTGCTCTATCTATGACTTCTATATTAGTTATTAGTGCCATCTTCTTCTTTTTTATCCGTTGATTCTTCTTTTCCTTCTTCTTTTCCTTCTTCTTTAGGTTCTTCTTTCTTAGGGTGTTTTTCTTCCTTTAGTTTTTCTAATTCTTTCTCACTTAATTTAGGTAAGTGAAATATCTCTCTACCCTCTTCAAGTGAAATGTAATCTGTAGGGTTAATTGCCCCTAGTAAAGACACTGGAGGCTTAGTGTAAAACACTAAATCACTAGCATTTATGCCTTTTTCATTTTTTAATATTTTTCTCAATACCTTTAAAAACATATTTTGAGGTTCTTTTACAACTGTACTCATAATAATATCATAAGCAGTAAGTATCTGTTGATTGTTTCCTAATTGCCCCGCAACTTGAATCCCACATAAAGCCGGATTCCATCTGTGTGAAGATATTATATTATCATTAGTAATTTTCTGTAGTTCCATAAAAGAACCATCACTTGTATCACTAATTATATTAACATTTGTAGCATCTCCATCACCATTTTTAGCAATGAATAATATCTTTGAGTTATCTCCTGCTCCTGTTAGTTTTTCTACAGCATCATCTATAAAATCTTGTGCCTCATCTTCACCCATATCAGCGTTTAACTCAATAATTGCACTAGGCATAAATCCATTTTTAAAGCGAGTCAAATTATAGACTCCTATCTGATTTGCTATACGAATATGATCCAAAGCTGCACAGTAATCTGGCATCCCATAATAGTAATAGGTACTCTCATAATCAGTAAAATGAATCATTGTTCTATAAACACCTCCATTATCTTCTTTTTTAAAATCAGGATAAATAGGAACCTTCCTTATATCTTCAGGAGTTCTTTTTACATTCTCCCAATCTGGGTGTAATAATATATGTTTACCTTTATTATGAACCCTAGCTGTCGTGCCATCTTGATGGAAAAAATTGAGATACCCCTGCCCTACAACAACCTCCATATAACCATTCCCTAATTTCCAATAATCAGACAATACTTTTCTAGCTACATCATCCATAGACTCTCCGTAAACATTAACATCTTCTAAAAAGGATGCGAGGGCATTATTATTAGTCCTTAACCCTTCTCCTATAGTAAATGTAATTTTAGTGCTTAATATAGCCCTATGTGTTGAGGCAGATCTTGAAAGCTCTGCTAATTCCTGTGGGAATAAATTATCTATACCAAAAGGAATCCAATCGTGCTTACCCACAGTATGAGGGGTAGGCTCTTTTGGAACTTCTTTAGGTACATCTTTAGAAAAAGAATATCCTAATATCTTAGGACTCTTCTTCGTTTGGTTCGGTGATTGTGCTTGTTGGTTCCTCTGCTTTCGGCTCATCTATTTTGACTTTTTTCTTTTTAGTTTTTGCTTTTGGTTTTGGTGTTGGCGGTGCAACTTCTTCCACCTCATCCCCTATTAAAGAAACATAAGGTTTCCCTGCCCCATATAAAATGCTTAAAAGTTTATCACTAAGCCGATTTCCAGTATTAGAATTAAAACCAATGCTTATAGTTTTTCCAAAGCACTCTACAGCATCATTATCATTATCAAGAAAATACTCTTTGTGAAATTTATATTTCATAATTTTTTTTCAAAGTTATAAAAAAATATAAGAAAAGGGGTTTAATCCCCTCTTCTTATAAAATTAATTTACCAATTATGGTGCTGCAACATAAGCAGTTATCCAAGCATCAGTACAAACTGTTGTACCAGATCCTTGCCATAACTGTATATTGTCATGTAGAGTTACATTAGATTGAGTAGTATTAGTGCTATTCACAATAATCATAATCTCTCTTGGATATTCAGCGTGAACTCCAGCTAATTTAACAGCCGTTCCATTCGCATCCTGTAACCCAACTCCAGTAGCTTGTTCCCCTGATGCAAATTCCAAGTATGCTTTCTTCTCAAATACTTTGTCGTACCCTAGTACAAAGAAGTAAGTTTCTGGAACTACCGCATCACAGTCATCCGCGTAAGTTTCACATATAGCGTAAACCCCACAAGACTCAGTTAATTCTCTAAGTCTTGAGTTGATTTCTTCAGTGATTTTTGGTATATAAAATTCTAATTCAATGTTTACCAGTGTTGAACCGTTCTCTCTTGTAGCGTTTGCAGTGAAACCAGCTGTGCCTCTATCAAATTCAAACTCGTACCAAGTTGCTCCTGGAAAATCAATAAACTCACCTCCGTGAGCATCATTTCCAGGGCCATCTCCTGCATCAGCATATACTATTGTTCCAGTTATGCCTCCTTGTTCCATTAGCCAAATTCGTTTAAGTCCACCTCTTCGGTTTCTATCGCAACATTCTATACAATGTCCTTGTGTTAATGCCATGTTTTCTTATTTTTTTAAAGGTTATTATTCAGTTATCGTTGCACAAAGTGAAGTGTCTTTCAAAGCACATCCGAATGAATAATTCATTCTAAATCTGTTTTCTTTACAATCTCTATTATACCACATATCTACATCTTGTATATCCCAGTCAGTTCCAATTGCAACCGCATCTTTTGCAAGTAACATTACAGCTTTACCAGCAGTAACAGCACTTGGTGCAGCAGAAGGTAAAGTTGCTCCGTATTGAGCAATGTTTACATCCCAGTCAGGCTTAACAATCATTGGAATACCATTGTATTGCAAGTTGTTAATTCCTCCCTGTAAGTCTGCATAAGCAGAAGTATGCCCTTGACCTGAAACTACTAATTCAGCTCTATAGTCATCAGCAAATTCTCTTGAAACGAACATTACCTGCTCTGAAGCAGCTAATTCGTTAGTTCTTGCAACCATTAAAGATGCTAAGTCAGTGATCGCTACACCTGTAGATGCAACTTGCTGACCAGCAGCGATACCATTACAAGCATCCCAGATACCATCAGTTAATGCTTGAGTACCAGCTCCAAGAGTTTTGTCGCCAAACCAAAGTAGTGTAGAGAAATCTCTTGAGATACCACCCATTAACATTTGAGAAACTATTTCCATTAATAAAGTTCCTGTTAGGTCATTTCTTGAAATTCCTTTCTTCATTAAAGAAGATTTAATATGATTATATAATGAGAACGCAGATTGTTTATGTTCAACTTCTAATCTATCTAAAGATAAAGTTACATTTACATTATTCTCAGTATCAGTTTCATCTGCCGCAAAACAAGCTAAAGTTTGTGCTTTAGTAATGTCTTTGATAGCATTGTATTTGTCCAGCACGATTGATGTACCGCTAATATCGGTCATTACATCAAACCAGTCTAATTCATTATTAGAAACAAAAAGTGGTTGAAGAAAGTATCTTCTTGCATCTTCTTGGCTCCAAGTCAAACTAGTGTTAATTATTTCAGCCATTTTTTTTAATTTTTAAAGTGTAAGTTATTATTTGCAGCAAGAGTGTTTGAGATTGCAGTCCAAGGATCAACAACCTTAACTTCAGGAGTTGGGTTTGGATCTTTACTCGGTACAACATCACTCGGCATACCTTCTTGTTTAGCCTCTTTAGTTTTGTAACTGTCTAGCTCTTCAGTTAGTGTAGCTATGTAACCATCCTTGTCAGCGATTATTCCGTTTAATTCAACTACAGCATTATTAGATTCTTTAATAGAACCCTCTAAAGCTGACATTTTTTCAACAACCTCATCATTATCAAGAATTTTTACTTCTTTTGCCTCTGGTGTTTTGTTAAACATTTCAGAAATAAAAGTTTTCAAATTTTCAAATTCTTTTTCCATTTGATTTTATTTTTTATT